ATCAATCCTGTCACATTCTACACAAGCAGGGTAGATACTACATTGTTCATTTTAAAGAACTGTTTGCTCTTGATGGCAAGAAGACAAACTTTACTTTGAATGATCTACAGAGACGTAATCGTATTGCACAACTTCTCTCCGACTGGGGACTGGTTGCTATTGTTGATGCTACTGCTATTGAAGATGTAGCACCTCTCAATCAAATTAAAGTTCTTGCTTTTAAAGATAAGGATGAATGGACGCTTGAGTCCAAGTACAACATCGGTCGAAAGAAAACAGAAGTGTAAACCGAATAAAAATGTGCGGGGCTCAACACCCCGCTTTTTTTATGTTCGGTTATAATTAGTAGTGGATGCCGTAATGGGTCCATTAACAACTCTCGCTTACTCAAGGAGACTATCAATGAATAAATACGCTTGGGACGTTTACTCTCCCTTCTATGTGGGATTGGATGATGTTTTCCACAGACTCGAATCGATGACGAGTCATAATAAAAACTATCCTCCCTATAATTTAATCAAGCATGACACCGCTAATTACGAAATTGAAATCGCTTTGGCGGGATTTAAAAAAGATGAGATCGAAGTATCTACTGAATCAAACATTCTCCGAGTTGCCAGCAAAGATACGAAGACAGATCCTAATGTCGAGTATCTCCACAAAGGATTATCAAAGAGATCTTTCTTAAATACATGGCAACTATCTGATGATCTGCGTGTGTCTGATGTAGCATTTGCGGACGGTTTATTGCGTATTTCGCTGAAGAAAATTATTCCCGATCATCAGAAGAAGGTGACATATTCTATTGCAGACACAGCAAAAGAATTGCTGTTAGAATAAATAACTGCGACCCAAATATCGTCGGCGCAGACAGAGGGGTAACTGGCCAAATCCAGTTGACACCCCTCTTTTTCTGTGTTATCATACTATTATCCATTTCGTATAAACTATGGCTACATCTATTGTTGTGCTCCAAACAGGAGAACGTGTTATTACTGATCTTCAGGAAATGCGTGAGAACAATGACCCAGAGGGCAAACCTGTATGCCTGGTCATGATCCGACCTTACATCTTGAGTGTGGAGAAAACTGTTGGTGATCCCTCTTCACAAGAAGTTCAGGTTCGTTTCAGCAAGTGGCTTCCATATTCCACCGATACCGAATTTAAAGTGGCGTTCTCTACACTTATCTCTATCGGTGCTCCTGATCCTGGATTGATTGAAGCCTATAACAACACTGTTGCACAGGCTGAAGCAGCAGAAGCAGCTGCTACTCGCACTGAAGTAACTCCAGCACCTGCTGCTGACACTGGTTTCGTTCCTAATGATGCTGAAACTGCTCAAGTTTGACGGTCATTGGATCGTCGCAGAGGTTGAAGAGATTCCTGGTGTAGAGTTCGGAGACCCCGACTGTGTGCTAAAATACCCATGTGAAGTGAGCGGGGATGGAGCAGTGCCCTTCCCCGAGTTCAGTGACGACCGAGAGCTTGCTGTTCGTTCATCGGACATCACTCTCATTTGCGAACCATCTGCTATGTTCGCATCATTATATTATGATCTGAAAGACAAAGAGGACGAATGAAGTTTTACACCAGTGTCGAACAATCTGGAAACAACATTTTTGTGAGAGGATATCAAGATGGTAGAGCATTTGAAGATAAGGTAAAGTTCAACCCTACTCTCTATCTACCATCTCTTAAACCTACAGATTGGAAGACACTGGACGGTAAATATGTGCGTCCTGTACAACAGGGTACTATCAAAGATGCCAAGCAATTCATTGAAGAACACAAAGAGATCCCTGACTTTGAGATCTGTGGTCAAACACGCTTCCTGAATCAATACATTTTTGATCAGTATCCTGAAGAGGAGATGAAGTACGATATCAATCAGATTCGTGTCTTCACTGTTGATATTGAAACTGGTGCCGAGAACGGATTCCCAGACATCGAGTCGGCTGACCAGGAGATCTTGCTGATCTCCCTGAAAGACTCCCACACTGGTAAGATCTCTGTCTTCGGTACACGTCCATTCAAGAACACCGAGAAGGACGTTCATTACATGCACTTCCAGACGGAAGAGGGTATGCTCAAGGCATTCCTTCACTGGTGGTCTGGCAACTGCCCTGACGTTATCACTGGTTGGAACGTGCAGTTGTTCGATATTCCGTATATCGTCCGTCGTATTGAACGTATCCTAGGAGAGAAAGAGGCGAGACTTCTATCTCCGTGGAAGAATATTTTCTGTAGGGAAGTCTACATCAAAGGCAGGAAGAACATTGCCTATGATATTACTGGTGTGGCTACTCTTGATTACCTTGAGTTGTACCGTAAGTTTACTTATACAAACCAGGAATCATATCGCCTTGATCATATTGCCTTTGTAGAACTGGGACAGAACAAACTGGATCACAGTGAGTATGATACCTTCAAAGAGTTCTATGATAATGACTGGCAGAAGTTTGTAGAGTACAACATCATCGACGTTCGCCTGGTGGACAGGTTGGATGACAAGATGAAGCTACTTGAACTTGCCATTACCATGGCGTATGATGCCAAGGTAAACTTTGAGGACGTGTATTCGCAGGTCCGCATGTGGGATAACATCATCTATGTGTATCTTGCACGTCGCAACATTGCTATTCCCCCCAAACATCAAAGCACGAAGGATAACAAATATGCTGGTGCGTATGTTAAAGAACCTATTCCAGGGATTTATGACTGGGTGGTCAGTTTTGACCTCAACTCCCTATACCCTCACCTCATTATGCAGTACAACCTCTCGCCAGAGACGTTGTTACCAGTTAAGCACCCCTCGGCTAACGTCGAGAGACTCCTAAATCAAGAGATTGATTTGAGTGATCTAGATGGCAAGACTGTGTGTGCTAACGGCACATACTACGACACCACATTTCATGGTTTCTTGCCTGAATTGATGGATAAAATCTATCAAGAACGTACCATCTATAAGAAGAAGATGCTTGCTGCCAAGCAGCAGTATGAGAAGACTCCTACCGTCGAGTTGCAGAAAGAAATCTCTCGATGCAACAACATTCAGATGGCAAGGAAGATCCAACTCAACTCCGCTTATGGTGCTATCGGTAACGAACACTTCCGATACTACCGTCTGGAGATTGCAGAAGCGATTACAACGTCAGGTCAGTTGTCTATCCGTTGGATCAGTAACAAAACCAATGCATATCTAAACAAGATTCTGAAGACAAATGATGTTGATTACGTTATTGCTTGCGATACCGATTCTATGTATCTTAACCTCGGTCCTTTGGTCGAGGCTGTATTCAAGGGACGAGAGACAAATGATGAAATCATTGTTGGGTTCCTTGACAAGGTGTGTCAGGTGGAATTTGAAAAGTTTATTGAAAGTTCTTACCAAGAGCTCGCCAATTATGTTCGGGCATACGAACAGAAGATGAAGATGAAGCGGGAGAACATTGCTTCCAAGGGTATCTGGACTGCCAAGAAACGCTATATCCTCAACGTCTGGGACAGTGAGGGTGTTCGTTACTCCGAAGCCAAGATGAAGATCTGTGGCATGGAGACGGCACGTTCATCTACTCCCGCATTCTTCCGCAACAAGCTCAAAGAAGCATACAAGATTATCATCAATGGTTCTAATGATGATGTCCTTGAGTACATCGACAAGGTAAAGACTGACACTCGTAAGCAAGAGTATGCAGATATTGCTTTCCCTCGCGGTGTAAACAATCTGGATAAGTATCGTAGTCATACTGACATCTATAACAAGGGAACTCCTATCCATGTTCGTGGTGCCCTGCTCTATAATCATTATGTGAAAAAGCATAAGGTAGAGCACAAGTATGCTAAAATACAAGAAGGTGAAAAGATCAAGTTCTTGTACTTGAAAGAACCAAATCCTATTGGTGAGAATGTAATCTCATTCATGGGTCGTATCCCTACCGAGTTCAATGTAGAAAAGTACATTGATTACAACCTACAGTTCGACAAGTCGTTCTATGAACCTCTTAAGAACGTATTAAATTGTATCGGTTGGGACAGCAAGAAAACAGTATCACTTCTATCATTCTTTTAATATGGATTTTCTATCGCAAGTAATTAAGGATAGCAAAAATGAGTTTGCTTCTCTTGCATCTGATGGCATTGCTGCTGGTGACGTTGAAAGTTTCGTTGATACTGGCAGTTACATCTTTAATGCCCTGGTTAGTGGCTCCATTTTTGGAGGCATTCCTTCTAATAAGATTACAGCCCTGGCAGGAGAAAGCGGGACTGGCAAGACTTTCTTTTGCCTTTCTGTTGTTCGTAATTTCCTTGACCTTGATCCTGATGCTGGCGTCTTATATTTTGAAACCGAGTCTGCCATTAGTAAGCAGATGATTGAGAGTCGTGGCATTGACTCCAAGCGCATGGTGATCTTCCCTGTCAATACAGTGGAGGAGTTCCGTACCCAGGCAGTCAGGATCATTGACAAATATATGGAACAACCAAAAGATGATCGCAAACCACTGATGTTTGTGCTAGACTCTCTTGGTATGCTAGCCACCAACAAAGAGGTTGAGGATGCGTCGAACGACAAGAACGTTCGTGATATGACCAAGGCACAACTTATCAAGTCTTGTTTCAGAATCCTTACATTGAAGCTTGGAAAGGCTAATATACCTATGTTAGTTACCAATCACACCTATGATGTCGTCGGTTCTTATGTCCCTACAAAAGAAATGGGGGGAGGCAGTGGACTCAAGTATTCTGCTAGCACAATCGTATATCTCGGAAAGAGAAAGGAAAAAGATGGAACGGATCTCGTCGGAAACATTGTCAAATGCGAGGCTAAAAAGTCTCGTCTGACCCGAGAGGGATCAAAAATTGAGACACGTCTGTTCTTTGATGAGCGTGGACTTGAGAGACACTATGGACTCCTTGAATTAGGAGAGCGAGCAGGACTGTGGAAAAACACTGCTGGTCGCTACGAGATTGACGGCAAGAAAGTGTATGCAAAGGCAATCCTAAAGGACCCTGAATCATACTTTACTGAAGAGATTCTTGCCAAACTAGATAAACAAGCACAACGCGAATTTTTGTACGGAGCAGATGATGACGGAGAGTCTTGAGCAAACCATCTTAAGAAATCTGATATGCAGTGAGGACTACTTTCGCAAGGTAGTCCCTTTCCTCAAGAAAGATTACTTTCAGGAGCAGCATCAACAGGTTATCTTTGATGAGATTCAAGACTTCGCTGGGAAATATGATAAGTTCCCTACAAAGGAAGTGCTAATCTTACAACTGCAACAGAGAAATGACCTCACTGAAGAAACTTATCAAGCGTCTGTTCAACAGATCAACGCCTTCACAGACGAATGGGTTGACACCAAGTGGCTCACAGACGCCACAGAAAAATGGTGCCAAGAACGAGCAGTCTACAACGCCATCTTACGGTCTATCAAGATCGCAGAAGGAGGCGATAAGGAAGTATCAAAGGACGCGATACCAGGCATACTCCAAGAGGCCCTGGCAGTATCTTTCAACGAACACATCGGACACGACTACGTACAAAATGTAGGAGAACGATATGACTATTATCACCTTGAGGAGCACAAGATCCCGTTTGACATTGACAAACTGAATCTGGTAACTAAAGGTGGTCTACCTAACAAGACACTCAATGTGGCACTGGCAGGCACAGGCGTAGGTAAGTCTTTGTTTATGTGTCATATGGCAGCATCATGTCTATCCATTGGTTATAATGTCTTGTATATCACGATGGAGATGGCAGAAGAGAAGATTGCTGAACGTATTGATGCTAACCTTCTCAATGTAAATATCCAAGAGATCGGCTCTATCCCCGAAGACATCTTCAAGAACCGTGTCAATGAGATTGGTAGGAAGTCTCAAGGTAAGTTGATTATCAAAGAGTATCCTACTGCTGCTGCTCATACTGGGCACTTCAAATCTTTGTTGAATGATCTGTCACTTAAAAAAGATTTCAGACCCAACATTATCTTTGTTGACTACCTGAATATCTGTGCTTCATCGCGATATAAAGGACACATTGTGAACTCCTATACTTATGTCAAAGCGATTGCGGAAGAACTTCGCGGACTTGCGGTCGAGCATGACCTACCTATTGTCACTGCTACTCAAACTACTAGGAGTGGTTTTGGTAATAGTGATGTTGACCTTACAGATACTAGTGAGTCTTTTGGTCTTCCCGCTACTGCCGATCTTATGCTTGCTCTCATATCTACTGAAGAATTAGAGCAGTCTGGTCGCATCATGGTCAAGCAACTTAAGAACAGATACAATGATCTCACCTACTATCGCCGCTTCACTGTGGGTATTGACAGGGCGAAGATGAAGCTGTATAATGTTGATGACTCCGATGGTGATATCACTTCTGAACAAGAAGATGATACTTACGAAGCACTTGAAGAGATCTCAACCAAACAATCACGACTCGATAAATTTTCCCAATTCGTTATATGACCATTAATTTTTCTCGCTACGAAGAGTTTGTAGATGCAGTTACGAGTGACGCTTCTAAAGATTTTGTCGCTCTTGCTGACCGTATGGTTGAACTTGACCAGAAGGGTGCCAATATTGAACGACTTCTTACTGCTGGCGTTGGTATTAACGCTGAAGGCGGTGAGTTTCTGGAGATCATTAAGAAGATGGTTTTCCAAGGTAAGCCTTGGAACGACGATAATCGAGAGCATCTCATTATTGAGTTGGGTGATCTTCTCTGGTACGTAGCGCAAGCAACTCAAGCACTTGGCGTGTCCTTTGAGGAAGTCATTGAGACTAATGTCAAGAAACTTGAGAAGCGTTACCCTGGCGGATCATTCGACATCTACTACTCGGAGCACCGTGCGGCGGACGATCGTTAAAAAATAATTAAAAGACCTTGTTTTGTGGTGGTTTCCTGATAAAATATATATAGCAGCAACCACCACATGATCAACCTCCACGAACGCTACGGACACTACCTGAACAGCAACAGAAAACATGACATCACAGGTGAACGTGTCCTGGGTTACGGATGGGAAGATAATGGCAAGGACATTTGTGGGTATTATGTGCTCACTGAAAAACATAGAATGCTCTTCGATTTGTCTGGAGCATTACAATACAAGGAAGGGTGGTCGAGTGGTTTAAGGCTCTAGTCTTGAAAACTAGCGAAGTGAGAGCTTCCGTGGGTTCGAATCCCACCCCTTCCGTTTTGTGCTATGATAGGGGGGACACCTAAATAAGGGTGA